TCCTTCTGAATTGTTGAATTTTCGAGTTTATCTACCCGATCAGAGAGAAGACTCACATACGCATAAGATGTTACTGCACCCAGCATCGCGGATACACCTTGATCTGCACCTTGTGTGATGAAGTAAGAAGCACTCAAAGCAGAACCATAACCAGCTGTAGAGTTTTTTAGGGTTTTTTTTAGGTGAGCATATTCGGTGTGAATCGGTTTACTGAAAGCCCAAGTGAGAGACATTTCTTGATTAAATATAGTTAAAATCTTTATCTCAGTTAAATTTAATAAATGCCTTGTCAACTTTGTAAAAAGAAATGTGGTGTCCCCATTGATTGTAAATATTGTGGTGGTAGCTTTTGTCCGAGTTGTCTCAATTTAACAAAGCATGATTGTCAAGGTGCAGATATCAAGAAGATGAAACAACGTAAAGAGCTTGAGGAAAATATAGCATTTGAACCACCCCCCAAATGCTTAAAGATTTGATGGGTTAATAGAATGGGGTGGGAAAAGGTAAGTTGCTGAGATGTCCGAGTGGTCTAAGGAGGACGACTTAAGATCGTCTGTGCTATGCACGCGCGGGTTCGAACCCCGCTCTCAGCATCTATGGGCTTGTAGTGAAACGGATATCACTCCAGACTTCTAATCTGGTATTCCGGGTTCGATTCCCGGCAAGTCTGCCAGCACTCATAGCTCAGTGGTAGAGCGCAAGCTTAGTAAGCTTGAGGTCAGGGGTTCGAAACCCTTTGAGTGCATCTATATTAAAAAGAATACATGTATATCTCATAGCATGAATAACGACAAATCTATAGTTTTTATTCATGATGTGGCTTCTGCTCTTTTTTTAATCCCATTTTCTATTTTGTGTGTAGCTGAAGTATTTTTTGGATATGTCATTGATCCTATGTTTCTGACGACTGCTCTCTTTTATCACCTATTTTATGACACGGTTTGGTTATACTGTTTACCACAAGCAACTCATCTATCTGGTTTTGTGATGTTACATCACATTATTGCTGCGTCTATGTTACTGTATCCACTATATAATCCTGAAGCTACTCAATTAACAGCCCTAGGTGGACTTATTGAAATTGACACGTCTATTTTGATTCTACGCCGTCTATTTAAAAATTCTGTATTTTTTGATCTTCTCTATCGTATCTCCAATTTGGTTATACGGGTATTTTACGAAACTCTAGTTTTATTATTTGTCGTTCAGTTCTTTCGTGAAGAAAGTCTACTCGTTAGAATTCATATGGTGGGTTCACAGATGTTTATAACTGTATTTAGTTACGGTATATGTGCCATGACATTTTCAAAACCACATCGTAAAAGGATTAAAAGTAATTGACATGTTTAAGATAAGATGAACGAATTTCATAAATTTGAAAATCAAATATCTAGGTGTGTTACATGTAGGACTTTACGGATATTTCATTGGATCAAGAAAATCATGAAGATTGATTAAAGATTTAAATCTAACTTAATAATAGTATGCAGATATTCGTGAAAACACTCACTGGAAAGACAATTACCTTAGAGGTTGAGTCTTCCGATACAATTGATAACATCAAGGCTAAGATTCAAGATAAGGAGGGTATCCCCCCCGATCAGCAGCGACTTATCTTCGCGGGTAAGCAGTTGGAGGATGGACGCACTCTAGCTGATTATAACATCCAAAAAGAGTCTACACTTCACCTTGTTCTCCGTCTCCGTGGTGGTGCCAAAGAGAAGGAGAAAGAGAAACCCAAGCGTAAGCCTAATGCCTACATGAATTTTGTTAAGAAAATGCGACCCACCGTGGTAAAGGATTACCCAGATCTAACTTTCACTGAGATTGGTGCGAAGTTGGGTGAGATGTGGAGGGCTCTAACGGATGACGAAAAGAAGAAGTATGTAAAAGCTTAAGGATTTGACTTTATAAGTGAGTAGATGCCTCTCGGGGTCAAAAAGCTCTGTTACGATGCTTGTTTGCCTACTCGTGGTTCTGATGGTGCTGTGGGATATGATTTATATAGCTCCGAAGCTGCGATTGTACCGTGTCAGGCGGGACGAGCTTTAGTCGGCACCGGTATTGCTTTGTCCATCCCGGATGGTCTATACGGGCGTGTAGCTCCCCGTTCTGGTCTAGCTGTGAAGCACTGTATTAATGTTGGTGCGGGTGTTATTGACCCCGATTATACCGGTGAAGTCAAGGTCGTCCTATTCAATCATGGTACGGAAGACTTTGAAATCAAGAAGGGTGATCGTATCGCTCAACTTATTTTGGAAAGGTGTGATACACCTATGATCAAGGAAATTGGTCTTCTTGACGAGACACTCAGAGGTGATGGAGGCTTCGGATCTACTGGTCAGTAAAGTCACCTTTACAGAACCATAAATCTTCAGCTCTAGGCATAAAAAGTATGCCGTGACTCATAACCATAGACAATTTGGCTTTATTGACACTCGGGTAAGACCACAATATCCACCTTTCCCAATATTCGGCCCGGAAGAAATCTTCCCAATCTTCTTTAGAACTTTCCCTAATTTTCAACATTTCTTTCTGTATCTCATACGGATTTGTCTCTATTCGCAGCTCCTTAGGAACGATAGCACCTTTCCTAAGAAGTTGTGCACGCATAAGTCTTGGATTACCATGATCTGGATAATGTTGAAAACCCTTCTCACCAAAATCAATACTTCGTTTATTTGGTAAGGTTACTCTATATTTGTGTGTGATGGTAGGACTTGGTTGTAATACGACGTGCATTATGTTTTATACCAATAATAAATTTATGTCCATATAACACATGTACATCTTGACAATCATATTAATTACGTTTATATTGTACTATATCATAAATAACTGTATATATGACATTTCTATATATATTTCCACTAAGCGGACTCATACTGCGGGATACCCAAAAATTCAAACACAAGACGATTTTTATACATCTAAACGATGTAAAGAGTTGGCAAACTATATATCAAAACATAAGTTCGTTGGTAGATCTACATTAAATGGATTTGGAAAAACAAAGGGGTTTGTAGTGACGTTTTCTTCACGACACGAAAAACAAATTTTAGACACTTTCAAACCTATACATGAAGTGTTTAAACAAATTCAAGAACCTGGTACAAACGCTTATATATTCAATCCCGTGATTATAGAACATTCGACAAAAGAAACTGAAAGATCAATACCGTATCATTACGATATGTCATTAGATGATCAAGCCAAGACTCTGTTTGGACAAAGTTATTTACCTGTATGTGTCACTGTCATATATATACAATTACCAGAATCCTATAAAGGTGGTAAATTATGTCTAGCTGAATATGGCAGTGTAGATGATAGTGTGATAGGAATGTATAAACCCAAATTGGGGAGAAAACTCACATTTCGTGGAGATATGATGCATCACGTAGAACCTATACATTGCAAAGATGGTAAAGGTAAACGTATCAGTTTAGTATTCGAGCAATATAAACTACCAGAATCAAAATTGGCGAATATCAAATTCGATATTTGTAAAAATGATATATAAAAATATGTACTTATAATCAGTTATGATTGAATACACTTCACTCGATGGTACCATCATACGGGTGGGTGAAAATGCGAAAGAGAATGACAGACTTACAATATCAAGTGCACCGAAATACTGGTGGATGCATGTATCTGGATACTCTGGTGCTCATGTAGTCATATGCAATGAAAGTAATCCATTACCAAAGGAGACTCGTAAAGATGCTACTGTACTTGCCATACATCATAGTAATGCACCAGATACTAAGATGTCTTGTGTTGATATGGTTCGTGTAGAACAGACAGTTTGGGTGAGACAGGCGGGTAAAGTTAAATTAGAAGGAGATCTGGTGGAACTTTCAATTTTTATGAGAAGAGAGAAGGAACGCTTAGAAAGGTTATTAAAAAATCGTCGTTATATTAAATGAAACTAGCTCCTCTAGGCGTTTTCTATATATACGTACTTCGTAAACTCTATAAGTTGGGTAAGAAGAAGCCACCACGGAAGAAACGTTTCGCTCCTTGGGTCTAACAAACCTTGAAACGAGCGCTAATTAAACGAGCTTCTTCCCAACGACCAGATTGTTGAATCAGAAGTCGTGTATTTGGCTTCATCCTTTGCAAAGAATGCCCTTCTCTCAGTCTGTTAAAGGCATATTCAACAGTCTTATTTGATATACCGGTGCGAGTAACTTCATATTTCCTTTTAATACTTTCCACTTCAATGACCTTCTTTTCCGCCTCCTTCAACTTATTGGTGAGGTCATCTACCATGACTCGAAGATTTGAGACATACAATTTTTGCTTCTTCATCTTCAAATCATTCACCTCACTGCTACGAGTCCTGAGTTCATCGCGTTCCTTTTTGAGACCCAAAATAATGACCTTCTGCTTCTTAATCTTAACGTCGCGCGTGTGGAGTTTCTTCTTGACAACCTTATCAATTTCAGGTCCAAGATCTATTGTGAACTTGGAAGCCTTACGGGGTCGTGAGGAAGATTTTACCATTTTACATAAAAATGACTAGTGAAATTTTAACTTAGGCACTTTAGTTTCCGAAAGCGACGCCGCCCATACCATTCTTTACACGTAAAATATTGTAATTTACGGCGTACGCGCGAACCATGTTACCGTTCCTGGTGCCAGTACCCGCGAGGGATAACTTAGCCGTATCAATACGACTGAAGTTTAGTGTACCGGTTGGCTGAGACTTGTTCATAGTTATGCAGAAAGGCCAAGTGAAGGTGGACACAGTGCTGAGAGCATCTTGGGGGAGAACAGAGCAGTGCATCTCTGGTACAACGTTGTGGTGGAAGGCAGCGGACATATTCTCAAAGAGAGGTGTACCGTTAATGTAGAGAGTGGCGGTATCGAAAGTCCAGTTAGTAGACCACTTGTTGGTATCAGCCTCCGAAGAAACAACGTGGACAGCCTTGACTGGGTGGTTGAAGTAAGTAAGATCAACCTCAGTATCCGCAGCACTCATGAGTTGGTGCTGGGTTTGGGTGAAGAGAATTTCGTGCTCATTGTTGGCGAAGAAATCACGTTCGGGGGTATCAAGGTACACATACGTACCAAATACCTTGACGTTGCTGGGGGCAAACGTACCATTCCTGCACTTCACCCTGATCTCCACATCGTGATATTGTAATCCGACTAGTGGGAGAGACTTAGTCCAGTCATCCGAGAAGAAAAAGGGGAGAACGTAGTGGTTCGCGGAAGTGGAAGAACCGAGGGCATTCTGGGGGCACTCGTCGAGGGTGAGAGCACAAGAAGCCTTGGCTTGAGTATCCTTGTACAGAAGGTTATGAACACCCTGGATGTAGAGGGAATCAATCTGGGAAACCTTTTGGCCACCAACCCAAAGCTGGAACTCAGTGGTGGTGGAATCATCCTTGTCGAAGAAACCGGTATTGGCGTTACCGACGCCACCGATGTTCTCAGCCTCAATCCACACATAACTCAAGAGATCACCCTTGGTCTTGATGGGAATGGTAACCTCATTACCGCTACCGAAGGTACCGATATAGTCGAGCCTCTCTGGCTTGATTGCGAAGTTGGTATACCTCTTGTAATTTTGTCTAAAAAACGACACCTCGGGCTGACCAGTGATGTAGACGTCCTGGGCACCCACCGACACGAGGTCAATTAAAGCAGCTGACATTTATTAGTAAACGATATTAAAATTTTAGCTCGATGTATACATATCGGAATGGGTGTTGAATTTCAAGCACTCACATGGGAAACAGTTGACACGGATGAGGAGCATTTAGTGAGTATATTTGGTAAGACTGAGAATGGCAAATCTATTTGTGTAACAACTGCGTTTACACCATACTTCTTCGTCAAGCTTCCTGAACATGTCACACAACAAAAAGTCCAAGAAATCTACCGAGTTCTGGACAAAAAGAGTCCCAACTGTCTGGTTTCATATTCCATCATGAGGTCTAAGGATGTTTGGGGTTTTCAAAATAATAAGGAATTTTCCTACATGAAATTGGATTTCAAAAATCTAGCGAGCCGGCGTCGCGTTGATTATATGTTGAAGAACCCGATTCAATTCTCCTATGGTACTGAAAGATTCAAAGTTTTTGAGTCTAATATTGACCCTGTACTTCGTTTGATGCATAGAACAGGTATTCAATCAACTGGGTGGCTAAACTCTGGTGATAGTTGTGTTCGTACACACTTGGCCAAGGTGGATATTGATCTTTTCTGTAATGACTGGAAAACCCTAAAGCCTGTCGCACGCGATGATATTGCTCCATTTGTTGTGGCATCAGTTGACATTGAGTGTAACAGTTCTACTGGTAAATTTCCAGATCCAGACGTAAGAGGTGACGCGTGTTTCCAAATTGCTATTTCTTTGTGTACGTTTGGTAACGATGAACCCTACGATAAAACATGCCTTTGCTACAAAAAAACTGATACAAACCTAGAAGGTTCTACTATTATTAGTTTTGACACAGAAAGGGAGATGCTTGAGGCATTTCAGAAGTATATACATGAGAAAGATGTAGACATCATTACTGGTTGGAATATTTTTGGTTTTGATCTTAACTACATTTACACGAGGGCGTTTATGACTGGTTGTAACCCTGAATTTTTCAAGATGGGTAAATTGAAATCACAGACATGTGAGATTTCCATCAAGAAGTTGAGTTCAAGTGCTTTGGGTGATAATGTACTGAAACTGCTCCCAATGAGTGGTCGCTTCATTTTTGATTTGTTTCATGAGGTAAAGAAGGGGTACAAACTTGACAGTTACAAACTCAATGAAGTTTCCAAGCTCTATCTTGGAGATCAAAAGATTGACATGGCTCCAAAGGAAATGTTTGCTCGGTATCTAGAAGGTGATCCTGTGAAGCTACGAGAAGTTGCAGAGTACTGTATCAAGGATACACTATTGCCACACAAACTCATGAAGAAGATGTGTATCCTACTCAATCTCCTTGAGATGGCTAAAGCTACTTGGGTACCACTGTGTTTCCTTGTAGAACGGGGGCAACAGATTAAGGTCTTCTCCCAACTTACAAAGAAGGCTCGTGAAATGGGATTTATGGTACCAACCATTCGCTGGGGACAGTTACCCGAGGAACAATACGAGGGAGCAACGGTTCTAGAAGCCCAAAAGGGTGCCTATTACACTCCGATTACCGCCCTAGATTTTGAGGCTCTGTACCCGAGTATAATGATGGCTCACAACCTCTGCTACTCCTCGTATGTCATGAATGAGAAGGACTATGGCAACATACCTGGTATTGAATATGAAACGTTCAAGATTGGTGCAAAGACTTACAAGTTTGCACAAGATGTTCCTAGCCTCCTACCGGCTATCCTTCTAGAGCTTAAGCAGTTCCGTAAAAAGGCTAAGAAGGATATGGCAGCTGCGACGGGTTATATGAAGGAGGTCTACAATGGTAAACAGTTGGCATACAAAATTAGTATGAACTCAGTCTACGGATTTACTGGCGCTGGTAAGGGTATTCTTCCATGTGTACCTATTGCGTCTACTACAACCTTTAGAGGTCGCGCAATGATTGAAGAGACTAAGAACTATGTTGAAAAGAACTTCCCGGGTTCAAAGGTTAGGTATGGTGACACGGATTCGGTAATGGTTGAATTTGATGTGGGTGATCGCAAAGGTGAAGAGGCTGTTAAGTATAGTTGGGAGATTGGTGAGAGAGCTGCCGAAGAGTGCTCAGCTCTCTTCAAAAAGCCTAACAATCTAGAGCTTGAGAAGGTATACTGGCCTTATTTCCTGTACTCAAAGAAACGTTACGCTGCTAAATTGTGGACGAAGGGTAGGGATGACCAGATGCATATGGACTACATTGATATTAAGGGACTCCAAGTTGTTCGTAGAGATAATACACCCCACGTTAGGGAAGTCTGTAAGGAACTCCTAGATGTTGTACTGACCTCAAGTGACACTGGACCACCAAAAGAGCTTGCGAAGGAGCGCGCAGTTGAACTCCTCTCGGGTGATGTTCCAAATGAGAAATTGGTTTTGAGTCAATCCTTATCCGATAGTTATAAGGTTTCTGGACAATCCGTATCTATAACAAGTCCTGAGAGCTGCAATATCAATCAAGCACATGTTCAGGTTGTTAATAAGATGAGGCAACGTAAACCCGGGTCTGAACCACAATCTGGTGACCGTGTTCCATACCTACTTGTAAACACGGGTGACCCTAAAGCTAAGGCTTTTGAAAAATCAGAGGATCCAAAATATGTTGAAGAGCAAAACCTCCCAGTTGATTATAAATACTACTTCATCAATAAGTTTTTAAATCCTGTATGTGATCTACTTGATCCACTATTTGAGAACACGAAGCAGGAAATCTTTGGTGAATTGATTACCCAATGCAAACCAGCACCAAAGAAGCGTGAACCTCCCCTAAGTACTATGAAGAAAGTTGATCTGATAGAGGAATGTAAAAGACTTGGTCTAGATTTTGATGGTAAAATCACGGATCTAAAAGATCGTATAAAAAATGCTCGTGTTCAACGAGAAGAAAGTGTTGAAGACATATTTAAAAAATACGAACAAGAGATAGATAAGTCATGAGTCTTAATGAAAAAATCGCGGATCTGTTGGAGGAAGAATTGAAGCTGCGCATGGATCTTTTATTGACTGAGTACGCGGAAACGATATCTAAAAAATACCAGATATCGTTACAGCTACTTCTAAAAGATATTCCATGTGTTTCCGTAACAAGTACATGTATGGGAACAAAACCAGATGGTTCTAGATGTACTTTCAAGGGTATTCACAATGGATATTGTGGGAAACACCAAAAACAAGGTGAAAAAATTAAACAGAGATTTCACGAGACTTTCAATGGTCATACACATGGCCCAGGTCTTAGAAATGTTGCAGGGTGTCCGGCTTGTGAAAGATCTTTTTCATCGAATAGGCTTATAGATTTAGACTCCTTATTAAATAATGAGTAAATCCGATATTCTACTAACATCAATAAACAATTTTTACAGTGAAGAAGACAACCGATCCAAGTTATTGAATATACTAGACAAAACAAGTGGTATTTCATTGAGAAATCTCGAATGGTTTATCACCAATTACGCTAAGAAAAATCATACATCTTACAAGACGAGTGATGGGAAAATATTCACTGTACATTATGCTTATAAGTCTAGCTTAGATGGTTATTCAAAGAAACTTTTTGATCCTTTTTGTAGATCTCAGAAGTTTCCTTATTCAGTGCCAGGTACATCTCATGAAATTCATACGACTTTAGCACAGCTAAATTTCATCAAATGGTGTATCAAGAATAAGATTATAGATTACATCAAGGATCATAGGAGTTCCTTGTTTAATAAGCAACAGGTACTACCCGCCCCCCTTCAAATATAAATGTTTGATAGCCGGTATAATACATGTGGAGAGCATACGTATTTGACGATGTATCCACCTTGGTAGTATCTAAATTCACTTCAATATTTGTTTTGTCGGATTGAATCTCTCCGAAATCCAAGTTTCCCGATGGTTCCACGTTGATAGGATTCATCGAGAAACTGTATGTGTATATATTCCTAATAGGTCTGGATAATCTTGACCTATAGGGGATTAGATATTTGTAATAGTTGTGATTCGTGTTTGTAACATTTGGTAGTCTCGTTCCATTTATGTAAAAGCTTGCATCTTTCATAATGGGGTTGAAGAAGGTTAGCTGATCATCAAAACTGACATTCGACGAGAAGTTGAAGCGATTTTGGCAAAAGTACAACTCTTCATCGTTTGTGGGAAGATCAAATACCTGTGTTTGGCCCACGTTGTTGTTGAATGTGGGTGATCCAACAACTAACCTTAAACCTTCGTCTGACATGGACATGGAGCCACCACTCCCATTTCCACCCATATCACGATGTAATCTATCCCAAGCAGGTACATTGGATACCTGTGAATAATTATAGGCTCTCGATCGATTTGCGGTTGGTGTACCTACAGCAACACGTGTACCTGTGTTTGAAATAGACACCGACGTTCCAGATTGTTCATCTACAACTGTTCCATTGATGTTTGGTCCAATTTGCGCCCACGCACTACTAGCCGCATGATAAAAGAACACGCGCGCGTGTCCAGCATTTGAGCCACCGGTATCATTTTTTGGTGCACCACCAATTAGATAAAGACCGTTTTTAGAAAGATCCACGGATGTTCCAAATTCGTCACCTGTCGCAGAACCATCTAAATCAACACCTCGTTGTACCCAAGCTGTTCCATTGTACACAAAAGCTCTAATATGTCCTCTACTTGACTGATGACCAGGGGCACCCACAGCTACTACACTATCGTTACCACCACTCGTGAAAGGATCTGAGAGAGATACAGTTGAACCAAATTTATCACCACCACCAGCGCCATCTATATTTGAACCGGTTTGTTGCCACCCCGGGCCAATAGTATATGTCCAAACCTGTACACGACCTCTATTAGTAAAACCAATCTCTGTAAAATCTGGTGCACCTATGGCAACGCGAGTACCATTACTGGATAAAGAGACTGAAGTTCCAAATTTTTCACCAGCAGTTCCTCCATCAATGTCACTCCCCAATTGACCCCAAGCTGTTCCATTGTATTGGTAGACTCTGACATGTCCTTTACTGCTATCGTGAATTGGTGCACCCACAGCAAGGGCTGTACCTGTGTTAGATAAAGAGACGGATGTTCCGAATAAGTCTCCGTCACCTGCGCCAATCAGGTCGGTACCTAATTGGGTCCAAGTTCCTGAAATAAGTTTGAATACCCTAACGCGACCCTTATTTTGATTGACGTTATCTGGAAATCCATTGTTATCTTCATCAACTTGTAATTCATACTTGGGTTCACCTATGGCTATAGTAGTGCCATCGGGTGACAGAGCCACTGAGTATCCCGAATCATCGTTTGCGTTAGTACCTATGATGTTGGCACCTATCTGCTTAGGTTCGAGGGCCACGCTCTCATCCACGTTCTCAAACTTGGTATTTCTCAAGAACCAATGAAGACATTTCACTGGAATGTTAGGGACTAGGTTTGTACGAATCATATTTTTACCAAGTTCACTCACGGTTGTTGGATGTTTACGAACTAGATCAGTTACAACAACTTGTCTTTCATGACTGAGATAATTCCTCTCTTCGGGGCTCACTGTGATTTCCTCAGTAATAAGTTTGAAATCATCTAGAATGAGGGTATCTAATGTATCTGTGAAGAAAGATTGTTTATGAAACTCTAGTACAAATTCAATTTTCTGTTTATGTACGGCACATGTAGGGAAGTATGGTCTATTTGGTTTATTAGTTGTGTACTCATCACTCGCGTATTTACGAGCAAAGAAGAACTGCATAGGTATCATTAAATCTGTCTCAAGTCTTGAGACTGAGTCAGTTGTAGTAGAGTCATCGAAACCAATACTTCTATTTACAAGAAATCTATTTGCTACTTTTTCAGACATTTCTAAATAAAGTTCATCGTATATAATTCCCCAATCACTCTCAATCTTTTCCATCTCTGTATCATCTACGAACATAGATACACTTTTGAGAATATGCCTTCCCAACTGATCCGCGTAGTTTCCATTTGTGATCTTAGGCATTTTTATACTCAACCACATATTGCTAAGCAAGTCGCCCATATTTTGGGGATTAAACTGAATCTTTATGGTTTGTCCAAAAGGCCAATTAGGGATTTGTCCCGGATTGATTACATTCTTACTCCTGTGATATTTTCGAAAGTCAGAATGCCTTCTTGTAGTATTCGGGTTGAAAAACGACTCCGCTGGATCCTTGCAAAGCAAGTATGTATCTTGCTTTCCAATAGCTTTAAGTGAAATTTTTGCCGCTTCACCCATACTTATCTATTGTCTACATATTTTTAATATCATTCTTCCACATACTGATAGGAGAAGTAGACTTCATAATTTCAAGTTCTGTTTTTGCCTGTTTGGACTGTGCCAAAAGCTCTCTGACACTCTCATCTGTATACTGAACTGTCTTGATGTTTAGAAGGTAGTCATAGCTTCCATTTACTTCTGGGAACAGACCAGACAATTGGTTCTCAAGATCCTGCTTTTTACGACGGAAGACCACAATGTCTCCATTGATGACCATAGACACAAAGCGAGACTTGTAGTCACACATCTTAGATTTAGCCTCAAGAACCTTGATTAGATACTCTTTCCGCTTATTGTAAAATTCGCGACGGAGGGTGATAAAGTCCTTCAAGATCATCTCAGGGCTTTCGTACTTATGAATACCCTTGGTGGGATGGAACAAGTGCATGTTCGAGGTTCGAAAAGTCTTTTGAAGTTTGAGATCCTTAACAGCATCTTTGCCATTGTAGTCTTGAATGAGGAAATCCACATTCTCGGTTGTACTGTTATTTGTGAAACCACTGATGATTTTCTTTTCAACGAGGGTATCCAGATGTTCTTTGTAATCTTGGGTCCAGCGTCCAGGTGGTAGCTCAGTCACCTTAACTGTCCTTCCAATGGTGCTCCATACACCTTGGGTCACCCATGAATCATCATCTTGTTCAAACACTTTTCCCTTGAAACCCCTGAACCAAGGTTTCATCCTTTTGATAGGGTTACCATCAAGGAAGTTGAGGATATTGTCCCGAATATCTCTGGGGTTAAATGGGGGTACATAGCAGCTGAAACCGGTGCCAATACCCTCTGTACCATTGACCAAAACCATGGGCATGGTAGGCATGTAGAACTCGGGTTCAATCGAGCGACCATCATCATCCAAATAGGTGAGAATCGCATCATCACGAGGGTCAAATACATTCCTCGCTTCAGGTGTCAATCGCGTGAAAATGTATCTTGTCTGGGATGCGTCTTTCCCACCCATAAGACGGGTACCAAATTGACCACAAGGTTCTAGGAGATTCAAATTGTTGGAGCCCGTATAGTCATTGGCTAACTTCACAATTGTATCAGCGAGAGATACTTCACCGTGGTGATAGGCACTCTTCTCAGCCACGTATGCGGCCAATTGAGCTACTTTCATCTCCGCAGTCAAATTCCTTTGAAAACAAGAATACATTACCTTACGTTGTGAAGGTTTGAGTCCATCACAAACATGGGCAATAGAACGCTTCAAATCAGCGAGTGAGAAATTCACCAGGTCCTTGTGAACAAAGTCTGTGATAGCCAGTTGTTTCACATTACCATAAGAAACCTCCAGCTCCTTGGGGTCTTTTGCTGTGCTTTCAAGAAGCCACGTCTTACGGTCATCAGCCTTCTTCTTGTCAAATGCCAAGGTAATAGATTTATCAGACATTACATCTGTATTAAACTTGACGGTAAGGTCTTCTATCTTCTTGAAGTACTCCCTAGCCTCCGCAGAAGTTGAGGTACCCAAACCCTTGTAGTACTTGATACGCCAACCAGATTGTCCATTTCCATACCATGTACGAAATGCGGAGTCTGTATAGAAGGATTTACTTTGATTACCCCTAGAAGCCTTGATGATGGGTGTGACCATTGAAACAACAAATCCCAATTTGAGGAGACTGGGCCAGAAATAGTCAATCATGTTTAGGATCAGACCCTTGATATGTGAACCGTCGTTATCTGCGTCTGTCATGATCATGAGACGACCATAGCGAAGCTCGGATACATCTTTGTAGTCCTTTCCCTGTTGGAGACCCAAAATCTTCTTGAGGTCATTGAACTCCTGGTTCCCCGTAAGCTGTGCGACAGATGCATCTCTGACATTTTTACACTTCCCTCGAAGCGGGAAGACACCGTAGTGGTCTCTACCAACCACTGAGAGACCAGCGACGGCGAGTGTCTTAGCCGAGTCACCCTCTGTGACGATGAGTGTACACCTAGAAGATTGAGATGTCCCAGCTTTGTTTGCGTCATCAAGCTTGGGGATGCCAGTAATCTTAGACTTCCGAGCCCCACCATCAGTTTTGGCCAACTCTTTCATCTCTTTGAACTTTGAGAGAGCCGTGAGTTCATCGGAAATGCCAGTCTTAAGAGCATTCTTGACGAATGTTTTAGGCATATCAAATTTAGAACCAAAGTCTTGTGCTTTTAGGGTACACTCAGACTTAACCTGACTCGAGAAAGTTGGGTTCTCAAGGATTGCCTTCACAAAGATTGCGAACGTGTTCTTAACCTGTTGAGGCCTGAGTTTGATTTTCTTAGCCATGTCTTCAATAATCCCCGCAGCCACTAGAGAAGCTGCGTGATCAACGTGGGTTCCACCCTTAGTTGTACAGATACCGTTCACGAATGATACCTGTTGCATACCATCCTCGGATGGACCAATACATACTGACCATCGGTCGGTTGTAACACAGTGTACATTATCTACACCAGTGTGCATTTTTGCGTAAGCCTCAAAGTTCTGTTTTGGGAGAACCTCGTCATTGAACTTTACTTTACAGTTTGGGGTTGTACAGATGTTGGCATCCCAGACTCTCTTTTGGAAAATCTTATAGATTGTGTTATCCATTTTAGACATCTTAAAACGCCTCCAATCCGGTGTAAAAGTTACGGCCACGGATGATGTGGCACCCGAATGTTTTTTTATTTTTGGTGGTTCGCATACAGTCATATTGTTAGACCATTTTTGGGTATACGTCTGCTTTGTTTCATGGTCTTTGATGACGACCGAAAAATCTGATGAGTAAATATTCGTCAACTTGGCTCCATAACCATTACGACCCCCAACAATTCTCTTTTGAGAGTCGTCATAGTTTGTACTTGTGAGGAGATGCCCAAAGACCAATTCGGGATTCCAGATACCTTCCTTCTCATGCATACGAACACTGATACCACCGAGGGGTCCATTGTTTTCTATGGTTACAGCACCAGTCTCCTTGTCTATAGAGACTGAAATGGATGAAACATTCTTGGGGTGCATAGAGTTGCGATCGATTGCGTTGACGAGGATTTCATCGAAGATCTTCAAGAGAGCTGGGGAATACTTGACGTTTTTCTTCTCAAATTGGGATTTGTTACCATTGAGAATCCAATACGCTTCAGTACTCAAGTCTACTGGACCGACATACGAGTCAGGTCTCTTGAGAATGTGTTCTATGTGGGTGAGCTTTTGAACTGATTCCATGATTTTATTACAACTCAAAACTCTAACTTAGGTAAAAAATCTCAGCTTATATCAGATGACGAATAATAATAATCGTGCTCAACTAAAAAAAGCTGAACAAGAGCTGAAAAATATGAAAAGAAAGTATCTAAACATGTTGAATAATAACGGTAAAAATAACAATAATAAAACCAAAAATAGCCCAAAAAACAAGAATGTTGCCACGTGGTTAAATCGTGAAATGTCCCCGGGTAACAAGACTAATATAAAGCCATCCAAGAGAGCTTATCTTAAAACGAACGTGGCTGGGAATGGTAAGATTCTTCATGTTTATGATAGGGATGGTTTGAAGAATTACTTGGCGTTTTCGGATAAGACGGGTCTAAATGCTGAAAGACCTAGTCCTCTGACACGTAAACCATTCAAACTCAAAAACATCAAGAAGTATCCACCCAAACTTATCTTAAAAGTTAGGCGCGGTAAAAAGACCACTAAGCCGTGATCTTCTTTTTAACAGATTCAAGAAGTTTCAAAACAGATATAGTTCCCGTGAATAAAAATAGTATCTGTTTGGTGATTGGTATCCGTATTTCATTTAGATGTGGTAAAGAAGGTCTTTTTAGTTTTTTATGAATTCGTTTTAATGAATCACATGTTTTGAGATATTTCCCCTCTGACATGTGATCCCTAGTCTCATCAATTGTATTCATCACTATGAGTAGATCTTGATCTACTGCCATAAATTATAATGATAATTTTTCTTTAGTTACCTTAAGAAGACATGTACACGTTCTTCATAATCGCCATATTTGTTCTCGTACTGGTGATGCAAAATAAGTCAAGGGGTCTGACCCATTCCATCAAAAAATTGGTAAGACAATCAGCTCGTTATGCCACAGCTGCGCAACAGGACAAGTCTCCAGCTATAGCTATACTTCACGCAAATTACGCGGTGGCTTATCTCTACGCACTTAAGGATATTGCATCCGATTCTCAAATACATAATGCCACGGGTATAGATGTTAAGAAGTTTGTAGAACATGTTACAAATGTACAAGATATGGTGACTAAACAGACGACTGAAAAATTCCCAGACTTTGCTGGTCGTGTAGATATGTATCTTTCAGAAATTGGTGGTGAATCCCAATGAGTACCTAAGTAAAACTTGATGATTTGGAAAATCAACTTAATCTACAAATATGGAGATTGTACGAAATGACCTCTGGAACCAATGTCTCAAGGATGCGATGAAAATGTATCGCATTGATGAGGCAAATGAAAAGTGTGAAAGTTTGGCAGATGCTACTTGGAAAATGAAAATGTCCTACAAGAATCATGAGAAGAAGAAGGATAGTAGACAAATCATCGTTTTAGATAAAGCTCCGACAGTTGTAAACGAACAACGCAACCAGGTTAAACTTTGTCAAGCTACAACAATGGCGGGAAAACCTTGTTCTTTCAAGGCTGTGTGTGGAGGTTTCTGTAAAAAACACAGAATTGACAAGGGTAGTGGTATTGGTAGAAAAATTAAAATAGGTAGTTAATATAAAGATCATGTTGGATCAGGAAAGTCTCAGACCTGTAATAATATCAATGTCTCTCTATCTCATTATAAGCGTTCTCGTGCCTCGTTTAATGACAAAGCCAACCGGTATAGGTTTTATTGATGATCTTGTGATGTATCTGATTGCACAAAAAGATTCAATCATGAACGGTACCATCCTCATTGGTCTTATTGTTCTCGCCACCAATTACGTTGATAACAAACTCCTCCAAGACGTTCTTCCGTCCAACTAAATTTCGTGTATGAGTGTGATCCATCTCTCTAACACGATTATCATACGCGTGCCTCATGAACTCCAAGAGTTGGTCAAAGTTTGGTTCACCCCAAACCATACCTTTTTTGAAGAGAAAATCGTCCCTCTCCAATTCTTGAAGTCCACAGTCAATTGTATACGGTGTTTTGATATATTCCGGGGCTCCACCGTAGTTGGTTATAATCACTGGTTTGTCTCGCATTGCGGCCTCAACCGCACCCATACCAACACCCTCTGAATGTGAAAAGTTCACATAGCAATCACACTTGTTATGAAGATTATCCATTTCTTCATCCGTTAACATATCATTTGTAACTTCAACTCTTGGGAATGGGATATGTACAGCTTGATTACTCGTGGCTTTGACTACGAGACGTGTATTTGGTTCATTCAGTCGCACAAAAGCCTGAAGAATATCTTTGAACTTCTTTCTAGGATCCATAATATTTCCAATATGGTAGAATATGTAAGGCTTTTCCTTTGGTTCAGGAATATGTGCGTGTATAACATAAAATTCGTTATCAGGAAACTGTCGAGAGAGAACCCTTTTACAGAATTCACTCGGTACAGCTACACGCTTAAATTCTTTCATAATTAGACCATAGTCTTCGTGTACAGTCTCAGTTTCACAGACTGTCATACAAGCTAGATTTTTTACTCGTGTTTTCGCGTACTTGACATACTCAATCTGATCGGGGGTAGGAATTACAAATATCAGGCCGTTCTCTGTCTCAGGGAGTTTTTGACCCAATTGGTAATACATTCCATCAGGTAAGAACAGTTTCACATACTTCATGGCATGTTGACCAATACCCGTTTTTGCATGTGGACCCACTACAATCATCTAGGTTTAAAGATAATCTTTCTTTTATATATAGTAAAATGTCTTCACTTCGCCAAGAAATTGAACAGGAAATGCAAAGTGTCCGTATTGATAAGACCCGTCTTTTCAATCTACTCCTAAAGATGGTTGATGGTTGTGGTTCCGGTGGTGGTGGTTCCGGTGGAGTTGGCCCCCAGGGTCCCCCAGGTCCCGCTGGCCCTCATGGTCCCCCAGGTCCCGCTGGTCCTAAGGGTGCTACTGGCCCCACTGGCCCCGCTGGTCCCGCTGGTTCTGCCGCCCCCGCTGCTAAGGCTCCCGCTGCTAAGGCTACTGCTGCTAAGACTCCTGCCAAGAAGCCTGCTGCTAAGCCCGCCGCTAAGAAGATCGATGCCTAAATATAAGTTAATTAAAGTTAATACCCCTATTATAAATACATGTTCGCTCTCGCTCGTGCACCAACACACATTTATAATACGATTAAGAAGACAGATGAAAGTAAATCGTCTAGAGGTGGAAGACATTGGCGTCAACATTCAGGTCGAACGGTTCATCGTCAGAATTTTGCCATGAGTCCCAAACAAACCACAGATGACGCTTTGAAAATTGAGAAGTTGGAACACGAGGTTGATAGGTATAAAAAGGCGAATAAGAAATTGAGGATGATTGCGAGTTGGAATCTTCGTGCAGCTCAGTCAGCTTTCAAGGATTCTGAAAATATACTTCAGATTCTGGATGATCTATACGGAGATGACGCGTATGAAAAGCTGTCAAATTAAAGTGGGAATTTTCTAAAAACGGGTAAAGGAGAAGAAAAGAATCTTGGTCTACACATATGTTTACTAGGTAATGCGTTTGGTATTGAAATGATCCCACTTTTGTAAACGGAACCCAAAAATAAACCAGCTGATAGTGCTCTGGTTGGTAAAACTCCGATACGTGTTGGAATTGTATAGATTCCATTTTTAGTGTCATCTTCTACATCTTCAATATCCGCCATATTTGATACACTCGATGCGAGAAGACCCATCGCAATCGTTTCATTTTCAATAACATCTGTGTGAGCTATGAGATGTGGTACAACACTGATAGCTCCCGCCCAAAAGGTACCCACATAAAAGGGTTTTAGTAATGGTAGATTTTGCTTAAATGATGGATACAATAGAATACATAGAATTTCTGGTGCGATATACTTAGACTGATCTGTGTACCACAGTATCAGATTTGCTGTTAAGAGAGCCGCAGCAATAGATTCCGGGGTATCCTCTGTCTTTCCATCTAGGTATCTATCCGCACCATAAGCCCACCTCGCCGACGCCATAATATACAAAAGGGGTAAAGGTTCGAGAGGTGTTCCCGAACATAATGCTAATACAGACATGATTGTACCAACTCCTAGTCCGGTTGTCATCTGTGTATTAGGATTGTGATGTCTTTAATTATCACCATAAATTTCTAAAATATCTTTTACAATAGGACTTCTTTCTATGTCTTCAAATTCAAAAGTTATACAATCAATACGTTTGTGATGTTTTCCCTCCAATCGTGAGCAAATGTCTATGAGACCGTTATCTTCGTATTTTCTATCATGTTGCTTGGGGTCACCAGTGACGACCATTTTACAACCCTCACCTATACGTGTAAGAAGCATCTTCATTTGATTTGGTGTTGAGTTTTGCATCTCATCAGCAATTACGAAAGCATTCTTAAACGTTCTTCCTCTCATATAGGCTAAGGGGCATATCTCTATAACTTTCTCCTTAATCATGTACTGAATCTCACTTTGGCTATAGAACTCTCCAAACACATCCATAATTGGACGAGTCCAGGGATCCATTTTTTCTTCAAGCGTACCTGGTAGGTATCCTATGTCTTCTTCTACTGATACAACGGGTCGGGTTAGCACGATCTTTTTGTATGTTTTATCGTTATACCCAGTAACAGCCGCATAACATGCTAACATTGTTTTACCAGTTCCAGCTGGACCGACAGCAAATACCATAGGTTTACTAATACTATATAATACCCTATTATAGTGTTTTTGGTTTTCACTCTTCGGTGTCACAGTTGGATGAACCGGTTGTATGTCCATCTCTTCTTCAAAGTAATAGTCTTGTTCGTCATATGATGATGAGAGTGAAAATTTCAAACTGTTTCGACCCTTTTTACCTCCCATACTTTTTACGCAGAACTTTTATTTACCCACCACAAAAATCCACCGAACAACGCTACTAGGATTGCTACTAGTAAACCAAAGGAATACTTTTTAGGGTTTTCGTCTGGGGGTTTATCGGGCAACTTTTGAACATTTTGATTAAGTGTCTCAAGTTTTTGTAACAATTTACCCAACATTTCAAGTATTTGAACTTCTTTATTTACAGGCTTTTCTTTCACATTTACTGTTGTAATCTCGAGTGTCATTGACCACTGTGCATTAGATTTAAGAAGTAGATAATCACCGTCATCTTGTTGTTCAAATATTTTGAAATCTAACTTTTTTATAGATATCGGATTAAAGTATCTTGTCGGTGGATTAAAGGTTTTCCATTGTTTATCTCGCATTAATATTCCATCACTACCCACGAAATGTCTCTCTAGGGGTACACGGGCTAGGATCTGTCCATTCCTCTCGTCTAACATTTGTGCAACCTTGGGTATATCTGGACATATT